GAATATCACAAGCAGAAGAAAAAAGAAAAGAAAAATCCCATTTTTAAAAGAAATAAGTCCAAAAATAGATGGGCGCTTTAAGGAGGTGCAAGATGATACCAAGTATAGAAAAGAGGTGAACGATGCCTTTCTTTCCTGATATTAATGAATCAAAAACAAAAGAAAATGCCAAGAGAATTCTGAGAGGATATCTTAGATGGAGAAGAGTGGCCAATGACATAGATGGGCAGAAGGTAACAACTACATACTCATTTATGCCACGATCTCAATCATTCAGTAGAAATAGCCAGGTTGAAAAATTAGCGATTCGAAAAGTTGATGCAGAGCTTGAGCTAGATGCAATCGAACAAGCAGTAAGTGGATTACATGATCCACTCTATCGTAGAATCCTCTTCGAAAAATATCTTCAGTGGGACTGTAAGAAAGACGAAACAATCTCAATGGATTTGGCCATTTCAGAAAGCTCATATTACGATATCTTGGATAAGGCTTTAATGGCATTTGCTGAGCTTTATCGAAATGGTGAACAAATTGAAGTTTTGGAATAGAAATGGAGTTTTTTTGGAGTTTTTTTGGAGTAAATTTGGAGTAAGTTCGGAGTAAATATACGATTTAATGTGCTAAAATTATATTATGAAATAATTGTAAAGGCAGGCACAATCTGCCTTTTCTTGTAGTTTGGAGGTGATACCATGAAGAAAGTAGAACCTATTCGTGAACTTGATGACATTGAGAGAATGAAAGATTTTTTAAAGTCAAAGAGTGAACGAAACTACGTTCTGATTATGTGTGGACTGTACTCTGGAATGCGCATCAGCGATATAATACCTCTTCAGGTCAAACAAGTAACAGGTGATAGAATAGAAGTTGTCGAGAAGAAGACCAGGAAAGCTAAGCGATTTGCAATCAATCCAGAACTAAGAAAGGCTTTAAATCACTACATCAAAGAGAATGACTTGCATGGTTATGATTATCTTTTTCCTAGCAAAAAGAAAGTTAGAACTGATGGAGTTAGAATTGCTCATATCGGTAGAGTAGCAGCATACCAAATCTTAAAACAAGCTGCTGAACATGTTGGTCTTAAAAATATAGGAACACATTCTATGAGAAAGTCATTTGGATATCATCACTATAGAAGATATCAAAATGTAGCAATTTTGATGGAATTATTCAACCATTCTTCACCAGATATCACATTGAAATATATAGGGATTAATCAAGATGAACTGGATGATTCGATGATGAAATTTAGATATTAATCACCTGTTTATTTAACACAATAAGAAAAAGTAAATTAGTGATAATAAAAATAGATGCAAGCACTTGCTAGAACTGATTTAGAAGAAGTTTGTTTTTATTTAACAGAATATAAGATATGTTAAATATACAAGGGTGTTGAAGAGGTAAAAATACCCCCTAATAAAAACATACCCCAGGGTGCTAAAATACCCACCTTTTATCTAAAAAGAAAGGCCCCATAATATGAATACCCCCCAGGAACGAGCAGACCGTAGTGGACCCCATCGAGTAGCATTTGAAAAGAATAAGAAGATAATTCTAAAAACAAGTAATACTTGTGGTATTTGTGGCCTACCTGTTGATAAGTCCCTGAAGTACCCACACCCCCTATCGCCTGTAATTGACCATATTATTCCAATCAATAGAAATGGTCATCCATCAGATATTCAGAACCTGCAGTTAGCCCACTGGCAATGCAATAGACAGAAGTCTGACAAGCTATATGCAGATAGTCGTTCGAATGATAGTAAGGTAGTAGGTAATCGTAACCTACCACAGTCCAGGGACTGGACCAAGTACAGAGCTTGATCAATAGAAAAAAATAATTCATAAAAAGTAAAAAAATAAATTTATTGTTTTTTGGGAAAAAATACTAAAAGTGTAAAGGAAGTCCTAGTGAAGATAGGGGGGGTTACCCCCTCCCACTAGGCGCTCAAGGCCTTCACGCCGTCACTGTACATTTTTTTTCGCGCCAAATCATCACAAGAAAGGAGAACGGTTTGGAATTAAGAGGAATTGACTATCTCAGGAGAAAGTTGACTCTCTATCAGAGTAGAGTTAATCTGAGGTACAAGCATTATGCAATGCAATACCATGAATCACCGACAGGAATTACAATTCCTCCACATATCAGGGTGAAGTACCAAGCTGTTCTTGGTTGGGCTGCAAAGGGAGTTGATAGTCTTGCAGATCGTTTGATTTTCAGGGCATTTGCTAACGATGATTTTAATGTTACAGAAATCTTTAATCGGAACAATCCTGATATCTTCTTTGATAGTGCTATTTTAGCTGCGCTGATTGGTTCGTGTAGTTTCGTCTACATTTCGAAGGGTGAGGATGATGAGGTGAGGTTGCAAGTCATTGAATCAAGTAATGCAACTGGTGTCATTGATCCTATTACTGGGTTGCTTGTGGAAGGTTATGCGGTGTTGGCTCGTGATGATTACAATCGTCCAACGCTTGAAGCCTACTTCGAGCCTAATGCTACTCACTTCATTCCGAAAGAAGTGGAACCTTACTCGGTTACGAATGAAACTGGTATCCCTTTGCTGGTTCCGGTCATTCATCGTCCTGATGCGGTTCGTCCGTTTGGTCGATCGCGAATCACTAGGGCTGGGATGTATTATCAGAAATATGCCAAGCGTACTTTGGAACGGGCTGATATCACTGCTGAGTTCTATTCGTGGCCACAGAAATACATTCTTGGACTTGATCCTGATGCGGAACCTATGGAGAAATGGAAAGCTACTGTATCAAGCTTGTTGACGATTTCTTCAAGCGATAAAGGTGAGAAGCCGAGCGTTGGACAGTTTACTACAGCTAGCATGTCACCGTTTACTGAACAACTGAGAACAGCCGCTGCTGGATTTGCTGGGGAAATGGGCTTGACATTGGATGATCTTGGCTTTGTATCAGATAATCCATCATCTGTAGAAGCTATCAAGGCTAGTCACGAGAATCTTCGTCTTGCTGGTCGAAAGGCTCAGCGGTCACTAGGTGCTGGATTGCTAAATGTGGCTTATGTTGCAGCGTGTTTGCGTGATGAGTTTCGTTATGCTAGAAGCCAATTTGTAAGAACTACAGTTAAGTGGGAACCATTGTTTGAAGCGGATGCAAATACAATGACTATGATTGGTGATGGTGTTGTGAAGTTAAATCAAGCATTACCTGGTTACATCAATGCTGAAACAATTCGTGATCTTACAGGTATTGCTGGAGATATGTCTGCTAAACCTGTTGTAGAGATTCCACAAACATCGTCTAGTGCTGAATCTGGAGTAGATAAACAGAAAAACAGGATTATTTCAACCTATGAAATCACATCTCTTTTAAGTAACTACCAAAAAGGTGTTTTATCTAAAGAAAATGGTATTTCTTTGTTAGTCTCAACTGGAATCAACCCTACTGAAGCTAAAGAAATGCTGAATAGAACAAAAGTTTTGGAGCAAGTAGATGAATGATGAGATTGATGTACTACCTAAACTTCTAGAAGAAGTAAAAAATGAATTCGAGCTTGCTTATGGTGAAAGTGAGATTATTCGAAATGCATTCGCTAAACTGAAAGCTAAAAAAGCAACATACAGAACCGCAAATGATTTTGCGATTGAGATTGGTGGAATTCTCTCTAAGGCGCTAGGAATTTCTATAAGCGCTGACAAGTTACCAGACGGTAAAATGTATTACAATATCGCTCAACGCTTGCTGACGGACGTGCTAGGGCGAAATTACGAGCTTGTAAGTGGTTATGCTAGTGATGTTCAGAAGAATTTGAACGATAAAGCAAAAATCGGTCTGAAAGTTCAAGTTCCTGAATTAAATCTAGATCGAATAGCTGGCATAGTAAATCGCTTTTCGTCTGAGGAGAATTTTGAGGATGTCAGTTGGTTGCTGGGTGAACCTATTGTGAACTTCACACAGTCCATTATTGATGATAGTATTCGAGAGAATGCAGAGTTTCATCATCAGTTTGGATTGCAACCTGAGATTGTCCGAAAATCGTATTTTCATTGTTGTGATTGGTGTCAGGAAGTTCAAGGGAATTATAAATATCCAAGAGTTCCGAAGGACGTTTATAGAAGACATCAGCATTGTCGCTGTATTGTAGATTATGATCCTAAAAGCGGAAAAATTCAAAATGTCTGGACGAAAAAAATCAGCAATAAGAGTTCAGATGAATTAGAAAATCGTAAGAGAGTAAATATTGATGTGCGAGATAATAATCGTAAAGCAGATACTCAAGAGTACAAGAAAATAGTTGATGCTTTAGGAGCTCAAAATGCGCCTATTTCACTAGCAAAATTTCAGGATTTGAAGTATAATAGAGGTAAGGAATATCAAGAACTAAAAGACCTCGCCCGTTGGTCTCAAGCTAGCTTTCCTACTGAAAAATCTTTCAACGGACATTTCAGAAAGCATAGTGAAGAATTTGGTAATATTACACAAGCGCAGTATCTTGAACTAGGGAGAAAACTTTTAGGTGAACCTATTGGCGATAATATACTTGGTTATGATACGGAATACCGACGTGTAAGATATGATTTAGAAAAAAACATATTTGCATTGGGTAATAACAAAAGTGGACGTGTTACAACGATCCTAAAACCAGAGGAAGGAGTGAATTATTTTGAGCAAGATTGGAAAAGGCAACTTGGTGATAATCAATGATGAAGAGTATGTACATTGTCCGGTCTGCGGAACATTGACTGCTGTTTATGACATTTGTGATCATTGTAATTGGCAAAATACGGGTGAAACCAACATTGATGGAGGTCCCAACAAGATGACATTGGCAGAAGCTAAACAAGCTTTTGCTAAGGGAGAACCGATTAAATAAAAGCACTTAACTAGAGTTGAAGTTAGGTGCTTTTATTATGTTTTTGTTTAGGAGGTGATCAATATCTCCCAGCGATAGGGTTATCATGCGATGACGATTGAAAGGAAATTAGAATGGCGAGGAAGAAGAAACTTGGCAATCAGAATCCTACTCAATCGGTGATTTTAAAATACGTCAAGAAAAATTCAAGAGCTAAAGAAGCGATTGAACTTTACGAGCGGACAGGTCTTTCTTGTTATGCTTGGCAGAAAAATCTTTTGTTACCAATGATGGCCATTGATAAAAATGGTCTTTGGGTGCATCAGAAGTTTGGTTATTCAATTCCACGTCGTAATGGTAAATCAGAAATCCTCTATATTTTTGAAATTTGGGGACTGCATAAAGGATTAAATATCCTACATACGGCTCACAGAATTTCTACCTCTCATGCCTCTTTTGAAAAGGTTAAACGATACCTTGAAAAAATGGGTTATGTAGATGGTGAGGATTTTAATTCCATTCGGGCGAAGGGGCAAGAAAGAATCGAGCTGTATTCAACAGGTGGTGTAATCCAATTCCGTACAAGAACCTCAAATGGTGGTCTTGGTGAAGGTTTTGATATGCTGATTATTGACGAGGCTCAGGAGTACACGACAGAGCAAGAATCTGCCTTGAAGTACACGGTAACGGATAGTGAGAATCCTATCACAATCATGTGTGGAACACCTCCAACACCAGTTTCAAGTGGTACGGTCTTTACTAAGTACCGTGAGACTTGCCTTTTCGGAAAAGGGAAGTATTCTGGCTGGGCTGAATGGTCAGTTTCTGATGAAAAGGAAATTGACGATGTGGAAGCCTGGTACAATTCAAATCCATCCATGGGCTACCACTTAAATGAGCGTAAGATTGAAGCAGAGCTTGGTGAGGATAAGTTGGACCACAATATCCAGCGTTTGGGATTCTGGCCAACATACAATCAGAAATCTGCTATTTCTGAAACTGAGTGGAATGAACTCAAGGTAGATGATATCCCAGAATTATCTGGCAAGTTATCTGTTGGTATTAAGTACGGCCAAGATGGAACGAATGTAGCGATGAGTATTGCTGCACGTACCAAAGATGGTCGTTTCTTTGTTGAAACTGTCGATTGTCAATCCGTTCGTAATGGGAATGAGTGGATGGTTGCTTTCTTGCGTCAAGCCGACGTGGCTCAAATTGTCATCGATGGCGCAAGTGGTCAAAAAATCCTGGACGAAGAGTTGAAGGACTATAGAATCAAGAATGTGATTCTTCCGACGGTGAAAGAAATCATCGTGGCCAACGCTCTTTGGGAACAGGGAATTTACCAGAAGACCATCTGTCACGCTGGCCAACCATCTCTATCAAAGGTAGCTACTAACTGTGATAAGCGGAATATTGGCTCGAATGGTGGCTTTGGTTATCGATCGCACTTTGACGACATGGATATTTCTTTGATGGATAGTGCTTTGCTTGCGCACTGGGCTTGTTCTACGACTAAGCCTAAGAAAAAGCAAAAAATTAGTTATTAAAATAAGCGGTCAGGTGACTGCTTTTTTTGATGCCAAAAAAATTACCGAACTGCCGGGGAAGCAGGAGAAAGGAGACATGAGAATGTCAGAATTTAAACCAATCACTACACAAGAAGAATTTGATGCTGCTATTAAGGCTCGCTTATCTCGAGAGAAAGAGAAATATGTCGACTATGACCAGCTCAAATCTCGTGTTGAAGAGTTGGAAAAAGAAAATGGTGGCTTGAAGTCAACCATCGAAGCTACTAATCAAAGTAAGGCAGATGCTGACAAGCAACTTGAAGTTTTGCAGAATCAAATCGCTGGTTATGAGACGGCTAGTCTGCGAACTCGAGTAGCTTTGCAACATGGACTGCCTTACGACCTTGCAGATCGTTTGCAGGGAACTGATGAAGAAAGCTTGAAAGCTGATGCAGAGCGCTTAGCTGGTTTTATGAAGCCAGTAAGCAAAGTAGCGCCAGTAAAATCAACGGAGCCGATTGTTCCGAAAGAAGATAATGAAAGAACCATGTATAGAAATTTGGTTCAAAATTTAAATATTGAAGATTAAAAAGGAGAAAAAAATATGTCAGAAGCACAACTTGCAAAAGGAAATCTATTTGATCCAGAGCTTGTAAAAAAAGTTATTAGTAAGGTGAAGGGACATTCATCAATTGCTAAGCTATCACCCCAAAAGCCTATTCCGTTTAACGGCCAAAAAGAGTTCATTTTCGACTTTGATTCGGACATCGACATCGTGGCTGAAAATGGCAAGAAGACTCATGGTGGTGTGAGCCTTGATCCTGTTACTATTGTTCCACTAAAAGTCGAATATGGTGCCCGTGTATCTGATGAGTTTTTACACGCCTCAGAAGAAGCAAAAGTTGACATCCTCAGTGATTTTGTGGAAGGATTTTCTAAAAAATTAGCACGAGGGCTTGATATTATGAGTATTCACGGTATTAACCCACGTACAAAACAAGAGTCAAGCATTATTGGAACTAACTGCTTTGATAAAAAAGTTACTCAGACAGTAACTTTCAAAGAATCTAACCCAGATGAAAGTATGGAAGATGCTGTCGGTATGATTGATGGTTCAGAACGTGATATCACCGGAGCAATCCTAGATCCTATTTTTACAACTGCTCTTTCTAAAATGAAAAATGCTGAAGGCGGGAAATTGTATCCTGAATTGGCATGGGGCGGTGTACCTGATGCAATCAATGGATTGGCAGTAGATAAAAATCGCACTGTATCATACTCACAAACAGATCCTAAAAACACAGCGATTGTTGGGGACTTTGAAACAATGTTCAAATGGGGCTATGCGAAAGAAGTTCCGATGGAAATCATCAAGTATGGTGATCCTGACAACAGCGGTCGCGACCTTAAAGGGTATAACCAGATTTATATCCGTTGCGAAGCATACATTGGATGGGGCATCATGGACGCTGCTAGTTTCGCTCGTATTGTGAAAACGGGAGGTTAATCATGGCTGAGTATGTAAACCAAAAGACAGGAGCAACAATCAACACTAATACAGAAATTTCTGGGGGTGATTGGGTTCCAATTGCAGCATACAAACCTTTGGACTCATTGACTAACGCAGCGTTGAAAGAAATCCTTGATGAAAAAGGTATTACTTATGATAACCGAGCCACAAAATCTGAATTGATTTCGCTTATTGAACAAGCTGACTCTGAAGCTCAGTAGTCGCTTGGCTGGAGGTAGAAATGGAAAACTTTGCAACAGTAGAAGATGTTCAAACATTGTGGAGAACATTGAAATTCGATGAGAAAGAACGATCCGAAGCACTGTTGGAAGTTGTTTCTCATTCTCTTCGTGTTGAAGCTAAAAAAGTTGGTAAAGATTTAGATGGGTTAGTGGCTACTGATCCATCTTTTGCCATGGTGGTCAAATCTGTAACCGTGGATGTGGTTGCTCGCACCTTGATGACCTCTACTGATCAGGAACCAATGACTCAAATGGCTGAGTCTGCTTTAGGATATTCCTTCAGTGGATCATATCTAGTCCCTGGTGGAGGTCTCTTTATCAAGGACTCGGAATTGAAACGTCTAGGTCTTAAAAAGCAAAGATATGGGGTGATTGATATCTATGGGACGGATTAAAGGAATTACTGTAACTTTGACTGGGAAAACCAAGACTGGTCAGGATGACTTTGGTCATCCTATCTATGAGAATAAAGAAATTCAAGTAGAGAATGTCCTGGTTGTTCCAGCTTCTGCAGAAGATATCACGAATCAGCTCAGTCTGACTGGAAAGAAGGCCTCTTATACACTAGGCATTCCAAAAGGCGATCAGAACGAGTGGAAAGACCGTGAAGTTCGTTTCTTTGGGAGAAAATGGCGTACGATTGGCATTCCTTTGGAAGGCATTGAAGCCATGATGCCTTTAGAATGGAATAAGAAAGTGATGGTCGAAGCTTATGAGTAATACAAAAATCAAGCTTATCGGTGCGGGTGTAGGTGCTCTTTTGAAATCAAAAGAGATTCAGGACATCTTGAACAAAGAAGCAACGGTCATTAAAAAAAGATGTGGTCCTGGCTATGAACAAGATAGCCACGTTGGTAAGACAAGAGCCAATGCTATGATTTATCCAGCTACGCGAAAAGCGAAGAGGGATAATTTAAAAAATAACACTTTGTTGAAGGCGGTGCATTAGATGATTGAAATTATTATCAAGAAATATCTTGACGGTCATTTAGATGTACCGTCATTTTTTGAGCATGAAGCTGAAGCTCCCGATAGCTTTGTCATTATTCAAAAGACAGGTGGGAAGGAGCGAAATCATTCTGGTAGTGCGACCTTTGCTTTTCAAAGTTATGGCCCAACTATGCAGAAGGCTGCAGAGCTTAATGTGAAAGTGAAAAGTGCTGTGAAAGGATTGATTGAGTTAGATTCAATCTGTGGTGTCCACCTGAACAGTGATTACAATTTTACGGACACTGAAACCAAACAATATCGATATCAAGCCGTATTTGATATTAATTATTTTTAAAAGGAGAAATTAAATGGCTACAGAAGCAAATGTAACGACTGCAAAACCTAAAATCGGAGGTGCGGTTTATTCTGCACCTCTTGGAACAGCACTGCCAACTGATGCAACTACAAAATTAGATGATGCGTTTAAAGCACTAGGTTATATTTCAGAAGATGGTATGACCAATAGCAACTCCCCAGAATCAGAAAATATTAAGGCATGGGGTGGTGTCGTTGTAAGTTCAGTTCAAAAGGAAAAGACAGACACATTCAAATATATGCTGATTGAAGCATTGAATGTGGAAGTTTTGAAGGAAGTTTATGGATCAGATAATGTATCTGGAGAATTGTCATCAGGAATTACCATTAAAGCAAATTCAAAAGAATTGCCACATCATTGCCTTGTAATCGAAACAGTTCTAAAAGGTGGTGTACTTAAACGTATTGTTATCCCTTCAGGAAAGGTAACTGCCATCGATGAAATCACTTATAACGATGGAAGTGTTCTTGGATATGGTACGACAGTCACTGCCTTTCCTAACTCTACTGATGACACACACTATGAATACATCAAAGGAGCTTAACTATGTCAAAACAAAATCGCAAAAAGAAAAATAAAGAAGCTGCGCCACAGATTAAAACAATCCGTGGGGTGACTTCGACCGGATTTTCTTTTGAAATCACAAAAGACCGCTTGGAAAATTATGAGTTGCTCGAAGCAATCGCTGAAGTAGATACAAATCCGGCAGTTTTACCAAAAGTGGTCAAACTTATGCTTGGTGACAAATTAGAAGATTTGAAAAACCATGTGCGGACTGCGGATGGCATTGTTCCTTTGGATAAAATGGGAGCAGAAATTAGTGAGATTTTCACAAGTCAGAACCAGTTAAAAAAATAGCGCTCCTTGCTAGAATGATTCAAACAGATGAAGATGCTCTTATTTGTGATTTAGCTGAAACATATGGGGTTTTTGATTACAGACAGTTACCTGCTGACCAGGTAGCTGTTTTTGCTTTTGGTCTGAGAGATGATTCACGGATCAAACTAGCAATGACCAATAGCAAAGTTCCTTTTGAAACCTTTTTGCTTGCAGGCGTGCTTGATAGGCTTTCTGCTCTTGTTTGGTTTAAAACAACAGACGGTCAGAAAGGAATCAACAAACCATTAATGGTTGCAGAGGAACTAACAGGAAAAACTAAAGCTAAAGAAAGCAAGGAGATGATCTTTGATTCTGGTGAGGACTTTGAAGAATATCGTCAGAAAATTTTAGAAAAGATAGGAGGTGAGGATTAGTGGCTACAGAAATAGCACAGGCTTATGTACAATTGATACCATCAGCTAGAGGGATTACTGGTAAAATCCAATCAATCCTCAATCCTGAAGCTAGCGCAGCAGGGCAAAGTGCTGGACAGTCATTGGGTTCTAGTCTTGTTGGTGTTATGACGAAAGTTATTGCAGCGGCAGGGATTGGTAAGGCATTGTCGGCAGCAATCAGTGAAGGTGCAGCGCTTCAGCAATCGCTCGGAGGTATTGAAACTCTTTTCAAAGGTTCTGCTGATAAGGTGAAGGGGTATGCTAATGAAGCCTACAAGACTACAGGTTTATCAGCTAATGCCTATATGGAAAATGTGACAGGCTTCTCAGCTAGTCTCTTGCAGTCTTTGGGCGGTGATACAAACAAAGCTGCTGAAACAGCAAACATGGCCATGATTGATATGTCAGATAATGCTAACAAGATGGGGACATCGATGGAAAGCATTCAGATGGCTTATCAAGGGTTTGCGAAGCAAAACTACACCATGTTGGATAACCTTAAGCTTGGTTACGGTGGTACAAAGCAAGAAATGCAACGTCTATTGGCTGATGCAGAGAAGTTGACTGGTGTCAAGTACGACATTAACAACCTTTCTGATGTTTATAGCGCCATTCATGCTATCCAGGAGAATTTAGACATCACTGGGACAACAGCTAAAGAGGCAGCATCTACTTTTAGCGGATCGTTTGAATCCATGAAAGCATCTGCACAGAATGTACTTGGAAAGTTAGCGCTAGGGGAGAATATTCTACCTTCTCTGCATGCTTTACTTAAAACAACATCTACCTTTCTCTTTGATAATTTTTTACCAATGGTTGGAAATATTTTTTCTGGCCTTGGCTTGGTTTTGACTGAAGGGATTAGTCAGATTGCTTCTCAGCTTTTCGGGGATGCTTTTGGAAGTGCAGTTTTTGATCAACTATCTCGTGTAACAGGAATCTTTGAGACCTTTTTTGACATGATTTTTGGGTCATTGAGCAAGCAAGATAACATTGATATCCTGACCATGCTTGGATTTAGCGAGGGTGCTGCTAATCAAATTGTCAACATCGCAGATAATATTCGAGTTACTTTTGAGAATATTGGTTCTGCAATAGGTGATGTAATAGGGATTGTCGGCGATTTTGTTGGAGATCTTTTAGGAATTAAAGACGGTGAGCAAGGAGTAAACCTTCTTGGAACAGCATTTGAATCCGTTACAAATTTTATTCGCAAAGCCTCTGAAAACTTTAGTAAATTCACTAAATGGCTGAAAGATTCACCTATTGCTTTAGATCTTCTAAAATCGGCAGTTGTTGGAATTACAAGTGCATGGGCTGGATACAAAGCAGTAATGACTGTAATAAAAGGAATAGAAGTAATCAGAAATGCGACATTATCCATCACGAATGGTCTTATGTTGGCTCAGTTCGTAAGAACAGGAGCACTCACTACCGCGGAGGCAGCGAATGCAGCTGCTACCATGGGGGCAAGTGGAGCATTTGGTATTTTCAATGCAGTATTAGCAGCAAACCCGATTGGCTTAATTGTAACGGCAGTTGCTGCACTGACCGCTGCTCTGGTATGGTTTTTCACACAAACAGAAACTGGTCAAAAGATTTGGTCCTCTTTTGTGGATTGGATCAAACAGGCTTGGCAGGGGATTGCTGATTTCTTTGTCGGTCTTTGGTCTGGTATCTCTGAAGGTGCTAGCACTTTGTGGGATGGAGTTGTTACAACATGGAATGCTTACGTTGAGTCTTTAAAGGCGATGTGGAATGCTGTTGTAACATTCTTTTCTGACTTATGGGCATCAATCAAGGAGGCCGCGTCTACGGCTTGGACATTGATTACTACAGCTGTCATGATGGTTGTTCAACCGTTTATTGACGGATTCATGAATATCTGGAACAACATTTCAGATGGTCTTACTCAAGTTTGGGAAGGAATTAAAATGATCTTTGAAGGCGCTTGGGAATTTATCAAATCGATTTTCTTGGGTGCTATTTTGATTATCATTGACCTAGTGACAGGAAACTTTGATCAATTAGGTGTAGATCTTTCTCTGATTTGGGAAGGAATCAAAAATGGAATCTCTCTGATTTGGGAGGGTATTAAGACATACTTTTCTGGAGTTGTGGATGTTATCGTTGGATACGCTACTGGTGTTTTTGAGAACTTCTCTAATGTTCTTAGTACAATTTGGGAATTTATCAAAACGGCTGCGTCTATGGCCTGGGAGTGGATAAAATCTACAGTATCGAATCTAATTACTGGATTGATTCAAGGTGCTCAAAACTTATGGAATAACTTTGTAAGTTTCTTATCCAGTCTCTGGGAAAACATCAAATCAACAGCGAGCGCAGCTTGGGCAGGACTAAAATCACTTGTACTTGGTTTCATCAATGGGCTTGTCAGCGGCGCTCAAACAGCGTGGAATACCATGAAGCAAGCCGTAAGCAGTCTAGTGTCAAATGTAACAAGTATTTTTAATGGAATTAAAAATATCAATCTTTGGGAAGCTGGTAAGGCAATTCTTAATGGGTTCTTAGGTGGTTTAAAATCTGCTTGGGAAGGAGTTACTAATTTTGTTGGTGGAATTGCAAATTGGATTCGAGACCATAAAGGTCCTATTGAATATGACCGTAAGCTATTAATTCCTGCAGGTAATGCAATCATGCAAGGTTTAGACAAAGGACTCCAAGAACGGTTTAAAGGTGTCAAAGAAACAGTTGGTGGAATGGCTGGAGAAATCTCTGATGTGTTTTCAGGGGGTAACCTGGATCTAAACTCAACTGCCTCTGTCACCAAAAATCTTGAGGCACAGTTGGCTATGCCATCAGCTCAATTTGAAGCACATGAGAATAAAACTGTGTCTGAGATAGCGATTCTGATAGCAAGTATGGAGAGAATCCTTACTGCTATCCTTGAAAAATCGTCAGATATTTACCTAGACAATGACATTATTTCGATGAAAACGTATGAACAACACGGTGCAATATATGCAAGGGAGGGAATTTAATGGA